CCTCGGCGGCGACGTCGTCGGTCGTAGCTATATCGGGAGGAATCGACGCCGGCGTCAGGAATCCTGAATCGTTTTCGAGTTCCGAGACCTTGCTGGGGATCGCTGGCTTGTCGGTGATGCCTTCCCAAGTCGTCGTACCGGGCGCGCCGGGATTGCCGTCACGGCCAGGAGGCCCGACCAGATACTCAGCCAACTCGACGACGAACGAATCACTCCCATCCGCGAACTCGATGCCTGGCTGGGCGTCGACGCGCGTCAGCGTGATCTGCTCGGCGGCGACGTCGCCAAACACGATCTCCGGCTGCGGCGCGACGCGCGTGAAGGCGATCTCGATCACTCGACCACCTCGATTTGAAAACGCCGCGTGGCGACGACCTGCGCCGGCGCGCCATAGGAAAGAAAGATCGTTCCTTCGAGCGACAGGACGTCGGTCTGGCCGCGCGTCGGCAGCGCGGCTGTCGCCGCCGCCGTCATGGCGAGAAACAGTCCGTAGTCGGTCTTGGTGGCGTCTGTGGCGTTGACGTTGTTGGCGACGATCGAGATCGCGACGCCGCCCGACGAGATCGCGACGCCGCTCCGCAGATCGATCAGCTTGACGCTCACCGCATAGGGCGCCGTCGGCAGCGTGACGATCGCCGACCAGGTCGGGCTCTCGCCCTTGGTGAGACGTCCCTTGCGCGCCATGACCGTCCCTCAAAGAAAAGCCGGAGGCAGGAGGCCAAAGCCCCGCGCCCCCGGCGTTATCTCAATCACGCTTCTGGCGTCGATCAGGTGCCGGCGCCGAAGTATCCCGCCGCCTGGCCGTAGGCCTGCGCCTTGATCATCTGAATCTTGAGGATCAGGTCGGGCCGCTCGGCGAAGTTGATCGGGAAGCTCTCGACGTCGAGGGCGATGCCGCTCTCGTCCGGCAGGACCGACGGAAGCGCGTAGACCGAGCCGGGCTGGCCGAGGAACCGCAGCCAGGACGACGGGCCGTACACGGTGCGCAGGAAGCCCGGCGCGTCGAGCAGCAGGTAGGCCGTCCAGTCATCGATGAAGCCGTTCGAGCCGTCGGGCAGCCGCGACTGGCCGGCGTCGACCACGCGCACGTTGTCCGCCAGCGTGAAGCCGCCAGGAATGTCACGGTCGGCTTGCAAGAAGCGAAGCTGCGCGGTCTTGGCGCTGTAGTCGGTCCAGGCCGCGATCACCTGCGCTTGCTGCATCAGGCAGCGATAGAACCAGCGACCGCAGGCGAGAATGTAGCCAGTGATCGTGGTCTGGTAGGCGCCGAACTTGTCCTCAATCTTGCGCTTCCACACGCCAAGCAGCGCATTGAAGTTCGGATTGGAGGTCATGTCGACCTGAATGACCGTCTGGCCGCCAGTGGCGAACAGCGTGTGGAAGTTGGTCAGCACCGTGCCGGACACGGGCGACACGACGAGACCGTCCAACGCCCTCACCTTCTGGTAGTTGTCGGTGTGGACCAGGCGATTCTTGACCGCCTGCGCCTTCTTATCGCGCAGGGTTTCGATCGCCATCAAATTGACGCCGCCGGTGTCGCGCACGCCGAGCAACTCGTCGAGCCGCACGTTGAAGCGCTCGCCGAAGCGAGGGATGCCGACCGAGATCATGCTGCGGTCGATCGGCGCGGCGTTCGGCAGCGGCGATCCGCGCTCCACCGAGTCGAGCAGGTAGACCTGATGCGACTCGATATCGACGGCGACGCTGGTCGTCAGCGAGGTGTCTTCGGACCATTGCAGCCCGACGTAACCCTTGTTGCCGAACTGCGTGCTGACGAACGGCATCTTGATGATGGCGTTGGTCAGGGAGACAGCGCCGAACGGCTTGCTGTTGAAGACGTCAAGGACGAGATTCATGGTGCTTTCCTCAGTTCGGCGCGTCCGTGTTGTGCCTTGCGCGATCAGTCGCGCAGAACGATGCCCCCGCCGCCCAACGCGGCGAGCGCCGCCTTGACCTGCGCGAAGGTGTAGCCGGCGGGATAAGGAATCCGGCCGTTCGAAGACGAGGCCTCGACCGGGCCGCGCGTCACGACGGCGGCCTTGACCGAAGAGCCGGCCGCCAGCGTCGAATCGCCGTCGATCTGGCGATAGAGGATGCCGGCGAGGACCTGCGAGCCGTCCTGCGCATCGCCGGCAAGCGCCGGATTCCACGGCACGGCGACGCCGGTCGCGGTGGTGACGCCGAGCAGCGTGCCAGACTGATGCGTGGCGACTGCGTCGACCTGCATTTCGTCGGTAGAATAGACGAGGTCGTACGCCGACAGAATCCACTCGACGTTGCGGCGACCTTCATGGAGAACGGAAGTCATCGGGACACTCCAGCTTGAGAGCGATCGGGCCGGCCGTTAGGCCGACCGCGTCGAAGTGATCGGCTTGCCGCGCTCGGCGAACGGGACCACGCGGTCCTCGTCCTGCTTCTGCGACGGCTTGTTGGTGACCTCGGCCGGCGGCCGAAGCTCCTGGCGCACCGCAGTCGGAGCAGCCCAGGCCGCCCATGCGGCGTTGCGGATCGCGGAGAGCGGCGCGCCCTGGCGAACCAGGATCGAGAAGTTCGGCACGCGCTTGAGGTCGACGACCTTGGCGAGTTCGGTGATCTCGGTCTGTTCGGCGGCGCTGCGCGTCGCGATCGCATCCTTGATCGAGCGCTCGTCGTCTGCCGCCGGAGCGGCGGAATCGGTGTCCTCGACGTATTCGTCGGAATCGTCGGAGCGCTTCTTGTAGCGCTTGCCGGCGCGCTTGCCGCGCGAACCGTCGGCGTTGACGTATTTCTTGTCGTCAGCGTCGTCGTCTTTCTTGGCGGCGGGAGTCGGATCGTCGTCGCGCTTGCCGCGCAGACCGTCGACAATGCTCGGAATCGCAGCGGCGACGCTCTTGGCGACGGCGTCGGCGATCAGCTTGGAGAGAGCTTCGGGATTCATGTCGTCGGACTCCTTGATTGCCCTGACCTGGGCGGATATGTCGGCGGGCACCGGGACGAAGGAAAACTCGTTGGCTTCCCATTCCGTCACGAACGAAATCGGAAGTCCGCCGTCGACCGCATCAATCAGAATCTCGCGTTTCGGCGTGTAGCCAACGCTCAGCGACGAGATGTGTCCGGCGCCGACGTCCTTGGCGATCTCCAGCACATCGGAGCGCTCGGAGAACTCCGCGGCGCCGACGATCTGGCCGTCCTGCGATTCCAGCTTGATCGTCGACCCTAGAACTGAGTGAATGTCGTCGCGACGATGGGCGTTGAGAATCTTGATCTTCCCGACGTCGGCCAGATTGACGCAGCCGGTCGACGAGAGAATCTCGCGAACAAGGAACTTGTTGCCGTCCTTGTCTTTGCGCTCCGCCGGGCACGGACGCTCCGTCGCGCCGACGAACGAAAATCGCCGGGTCGACGGATCATAGGAGCCCGCCGGGATCACGCCCTGGCGAAACTCTTTGACAAATTTGCCGTCGCTCGATTGAGCCACAGAGACAGCCCTTTGACTTTACAGCCGTAGGGCTAGCTCAGGAGACCCGACAGAGCATGCCACGCATGCTCAAGCTTCGACGATGGCTTCCTTTGGCTCGGCTGAGCCCTCGGAATCTGCGGCATAAGCGGCCGCCTCGCGGGCCTCCGCGTCGGCCATGATGCCGCGCGTGACATCGGAGGACTCCGCGTTCCAGTCCGGAAGCGGATCGGGCGTGCCTGGCGTGCCGTCGCCGTTCGGCACCGGCTTGACCGGATCGGTCTTTAGGCCGAGCACGCGGTCGCGCGCCTCGACGCGGGCGACGCGGCGCGACACATCCTCGCCTTCCATGGACACCAGGGCGCGAGACGCCGTGTCGCGGTCGACGATGTTGTTGTTGATCATGTCGACATAGGCGTCGACGTCCGACTTGAGCGTCGCCGTCTGAATCTGCGGCCAGGTCCATGACGAGCGGAAATAGTCGCTGACCTCGCGACCGTCCGCCGGCCGCCACAGGCCAAGCATGTAGACGGTGGTGACGAAGTGCTTCCACAGGAAGTCGAGAACGCGCCTCTCAAGCGAGTTGCGCTCCATATCAATTTTGGCTTTGAAATTGACCGTGGCGAACTTGGCGGTGCGGTCCGACTGGACGGAGGTGTAGTCCTGGGTCACCTCATAGACCGGGATCCCAAAGCACGCCGCGAAGGCCATGATCTGGAATTTGGTGTACCAATCGTCGGTCGACGGCGTCGGCTTGGGATCGTGGATTTCTATATCCATGCCGGCCGGCAGCTTGGTGACGCCGCACGGCGCCAGGCTAACCTGCGAAATCAGCTCGTTGACGTCGTAGTCCTCTTCGCCAGGCAGACGACCTTCTCCGCTGGTGTCCGTGGTCTCCTTAATGAAGGCCGACAGCGCGAGATTCAGCTTCTTGCGCTTCTGCTCGGCGTCTTCGTAGTCGTCAAGATTCAGCGCCCGGATCAGGATCGTGCCGAGCTTGATGCGACCGCGCGGCGAGCCGACCATCGGCGGGTCGAAATAGTGAGTGATGAGCGACGCGTCGACCTGTTCCGCCATGAAATTCTGCGGGATGATCGAGTGCTCGTCGTACGGAAATTGGTCATAGCACCAGTAAGCCAGGCGCTTGCCTGGCCGCACGTTGCTGTAAATGATGCCAGTGACGCTGCGCGCCGGCTGGCCGTTGTAGTCGAGGCCGATCAGCGCATACCATTCCGGCACGAATTCCGCCGTCATGGACTGGAATTTCAAAGGGAACTCCTCGCCGTCCTGGAACACCGGCGCCGACCGCACCGGGTCGAAGCCGATCACCGACAGGAACTTGGCGCGGGCAAACGACTCCCCGTCGACGTTGTAGGTGCGGTAGATATCGTTCCGCAGCCAATCGCCGAACGGATAAATCTCGCGGTCGTCGAAGCGGTCGCAGAACTTGTTCCACAGATCGTTGAGGCGCCGGTCCTCATGTTTCGGCACCGGGCCCGTGCCGACGACGCGCTCGCCGAGCCGGTCGACCAGCGCCGACGTCCAAGTGTTGTTGTCGACCAGGTAGCGCGACAGAGAGCGCAGCTTCGGATTGGCGTAGACCAGGCCGGTCGGCGTCGCCTGCGGCACGATCGGGATATGCGGATTTCCGCTCGCCGCCTTGAACTGCGTCGAAATGCCGAATCCGAAAAGCTGCGAGCGCACGGCGTCGCTCGACACCGTCCGATTAGACGGCGATTTCTTGGCTACGACGTTGTTGGCGACCAGCGTCGATTCGGCGATCCCGGTCTTCTCGGCGATGGCGCGAATCCGGCGGGCGGCGCGGCTTTGACGACGGCTCATCAGCGGAACCTGAATCCGAGCGGCACGCGACGGCTGTATTGCACGCCGTAGCCGCTATCGATGATGGGGTCGACGGTGCGGATGCTCTGGCCGGAGCCGTAGCTCTTGCCGTCGATTTCTTCGAGTCGCTTGAGAATCTTGCGCTTGAGGTTTGCGATCTGCGACGGCGAATTCATCGCAACGGCCATGCCGCCCTGATACGAAAACGACGTCGCGCCAGTCAGCTCGGCACGTTCGAGCGCCTTGAGAGCTTCGACCAACTCTTCGCGAGAAAAGAACAGAAAATTCTTCACGCGGCGCGTCCCTCAAAGGGGCGAGCGCCCCGCCTGGTTCGACCCAAACCGCCGGTGCGGCGACGGAACGCGAGGCGCTTGGCCGTTGCCATTGACACCCTCTCGACGCCACGCCGGCTGCGACACGCGCGGAAAGTCCGGCTCGGCGACCTGCGCGGCCCTCGTCGGCACCGCGCTTGGAGCCACAGACTCGCTCGGCGGCGCCTCAGACTTGGCGAGGTCGGACTGCGCTGAGCGGTCCGGCCCTTCATACTCGCTAGCAGCCTCATCCCGACCGGACATGCCACGGTCCATCAGCAGCTTGCGCATGTCGGGCCGCAGGGCGATCAGGTGCCGCATGCGGGCATAGGCGTAGACCCAGCAGTCCATCGCCTCATTGTCTGGATCGTCGACCCAGTAGGAGCGATTCTTGGCCTTGTCGTTGACGCGATGCACCGCGACGAGTGATTCGTAATACTCGACCGACAGCGACGACGGGAAATGGATCGCGCCCGGCCCGGCGACCGTCTGCTGCAAGCGCTCCATCAGCAGACCGGTTGGCTGCTGCTTCCAGATGCGCAGGAATTTCAGTTTCGGGTCTTTCTTCGAGTGACCCAGCGTCGAGGCGAACGCCGGCTTGTTCTCAATCGTCGGCTGACCACGGACCGCCATTATGCGGCGCTGTCGGCTCGCCTGTTTGTAGCAAAATTCGAGTCCATGATCGAAATCGTAGCCGATATCGACGCCGGTAGCGTAGACCTTGAGCGCGCGTCCGGAGGGCGTGTAATAGACACGATCAAGCGCCTCATAGACCAACTGCGCTGATCGATCGGTAAACGGGCGCGCCTCGACGACATAGTGAGCCAGGACGGCGCATTCCTCGCCAAATCCCCAGCCGACGACAGTTATCTCAGATCGTGCGACCTGAGAGCCGTCGTCGCGGCCCTGCTGGTTATCGACGCCGGCGGTGATGAATTGCACCCACTCCGGACAGGTCGTCGGCCACGGCTTGGCCCGAGCTTGCAACTCGTTGATCGGGACGACGCGCCGCTCCTGGCGCTCCCACGGCAACGCGAGCACCAGATTTTTGAACGGCTGGCGCATCGCCGGGTCGGCGAGCGACGCTCGATGCTGGCGGGCAATGTCGACCCACGTCGACTGCGGATCGGTTGAGTAGATACCCCAGCAGTAAAATCCGATCAGGCCAGGCTCCGCCGGCGTCGCCGTGGCGCGCCAGTCGCCGTGCTCAATCATCCAGTCCTTGGATTCTTCACGGATCGGCTTGTCACAATCCAGGCACTGGTACCAGATATCCGGAACCACATCACCGCGCTCGTCCTTGCGAGTCTCGATCTCTCCGCTGACCGGATCGACGCGGTATTTGAGACCTGGCCCCGCCTTGTCGGGTCCGACGTTGGGTTGCAGCGGCTGGATGACGCCGCAATGCGGACACGGCACCTCAAACACGCGCTGATCGGAGCGCCGGTACTCGCGCGAGACGATGCAGACGCCGTCCTCGGTCGGCGTCGACGGAAGGAACATGACTGGATTTCTGAACTGCTGCGCCCGCTTCCACGCCAGGCTCGTCTTGTCGCCCTCGCTGTCGGCCTTGCCGGCCTGGTAGGCAGCGGCCGAGCATTCGTCCATGACCAAAAAATAGGCCTTGATCTGTCGAAAGGCGCCGTCGGTCGCCGCCGACCGAAGCTGGATCGCGGCGCCGGTCGTCAAGATCGTGTTCTGCCAGGTGTCCTGGCGGCCGCTGCGGGTGTCCGGACGCTTCAAAGGCGCCAGGTCCTTCGACTCGGTCACCATTGGGTAGACGTATTTCTTGTAGAAGACCTGGGCGTAGTCCTCGGACCGCTCCGAATAGAAGACGTCCTGCCCCTCATGCGCCGCGAAATAGAGCAGCGCAGCCGCCGTCCCCAGCGTGGCGCCGAATCGCGGCGGCTTCTGGAACGACACCCAGCGCGCGCCCGGCTCCTGGAGCGCGGCGAACACGCCTTTTTGCAGCTTGTTGAGCCGCAACTTGCCAGGCCGGTCGGTCATTTCCGGCGGCAAATAGACGTGACTCTCCATCCAGTCGACGATCGGCTCCGGCGGCGCCGAGATCAGCGACGTCTTGGCCGCGCGCTTGATCGCGCCAAAGAGTGATTCGATCCCCGGCCCGGTAATCTCCCGGACGGCCGCAAGGTCAGTCCTGGTGATCTGCATCGGGAAGCCTGACGAACGCCGGCGGCTCGATCACGATCTTGGCGATCGATTCCTCGGCTGCTTGCAGCGACTCACGGACGATCGTGTCGACGAGCGCGCACCAGGCGTCGACGCGGTCCTTCGGAAATCCGGCCATTGAGCGCGACACGCGCGCCGAGATCGACATTTGCGACTGCCGCAGCTCGGCCATCACCCGCTCAAGCGCCTGCTCGATCATATCGACCGGCGCGACCAGGCCGGCCGCCGCGGCGAATTTCAGCAGCTTCGTTTTGCGGTCGATCTCGTCGACATCGTCCGCTTTGCCGGATTCTTCAATTGCCTTTTCGGCCAAGTATTTTTCGCGCCACTTGAAGACGGCCGACACGTCGAGCTTCCACTCATTGCCGGCGCCCTTGCCGCCGGTGCGGGCGACCGGGCAGCCGTGCTGCTTAACCCATCGCTCGATCACCGACCGATCGACGTCGAGCAGCCGCGAGAGGCCGAGGATTGAAAATAAGCGGCTCTCCGTGACGATTGTCGCGCTCGGCGGCTGTTTGGTCGTCCGGGTCGCCTTTCGCTTACTGGCGGGCTTCCTGGTCAATACTTTCTCCCCTGCGCCTTGCGCTCCATGCGATGCGCCATTTCGGCGTCGATCTGGCGCGCCAGGTATTCCGTCGCCAGCTTGATGTTGGCGTCCCATGGCGCCTGGAGCTTTGGCGCGTAATTAGCCGAGTGAAGCGCGGTGAACAGCTTCTTGGGGCCGACCCGTGGTCCTGATTTACCGAACTCTGGTTGTACATTGAGCATATTCGGCATCTTGCCGATCGAGCCGTCGCTGCGGCGGATAGGATGGAAGCCGCCGGCGGGATCGCGAATACGGAACGGCGCCGCATAGGGCGTGTTGATGCCGCTATCGTCCGGCCGCATGAAGACCCGCCACGGCGTTCCGACCCACGATCGCTTCGACCACTTACCCTCTTTGGTCGTCTTGTGGGTCAGGCGATTCGCCGTCATGCGCGCCTGGTCGTATTCGCCTGCGCGCTGGTTCTGATGGATCAGATCAATGGCTAGTCTCGATCCTAACGTCCGCATCCCTATGCTAGACCAGCGACCCGACTGCCTGGCTGCCGGCCGGCGGCCGCCCCTCGCCCGCGCCATCGCTCGCATCGCCGCGGCGTTGGATGATTCGCCGGCGAGGACATTGTCCGGGATCGAGCCGTTGTCGCTGGCGCGATGCGACATAACCGTCGCCATCATGCCCTTCGGCAGGCGCCCACCGGCCCATGACGGATCGATATTGACGTGCTGCGTCAGCGCCAAGGCCAACGCGTTCGGGATAAGAATCTTCCGCTGGTCGAGGCCGACGTCGCCCGGCTCGCGCGTCTGAGGACCGGAGCCAAACAGGTACTTCAGGAAGGCGCTCTGATCGGAGCCGCGCTTGCCCTGCGTCGCCGCCACGTAGATCGAGGCGTGAATGTCCCTGACCGACTTGACGTCGTCATAGCGCGTGCCGCTGTCGCGATCGTAGCGGATCGCGCTGCGGGTGTAGGACGACAGGCTCTGCACCAGGCCGGACCGGCCGATGTTGTGGCCGAGCACGCGCGGCATCACGTCATTACGGAAATTCTCTGCCGCCCATTTCGCCGTGCTGTGAACGACGTAGGCGATGGCGCGCGGGAACTCGTTCGAGCCGATCGCGTCGAAGCGCGCCTTGGCGTCCTTCCAGTCGATCTTGAGGTCCAGTCTCAGCCCGGCCATTGGCGACCAGAAAAAGGCCGGGCGGGATGAGCGCCCGGCCAGGTGGGAGTTGCAGCGCAGAGCGTCGGATGGACTCTCGGCAAACCAGCGACTGAATCGCCGCGACGCAAATGTCAACCCGCTCGGCGCGGACCCGGCCCAACGGCGATTGAGCCGCATCTGTTTCACGTTCAATCCATGATCTTATTGCGGCATCCTTGAGCGCTGCCCGCGCCCGGTCGAGCCCTTGCGGCGAGACAAAGGCGCGGGTGAGGAATCTCGACGTGCGGAGCGAGGGAATCCTAGACAGCGTTCAAGGCATCTTGAAGGGCATAAGATCTACTAAGCGGATCAAACCTACATCGGTGTTTTAGGAATATTGTTTAGTTTCAATGCTGTATGACCCATTGTGGCTATCCACGAACCATGTTAACTTTCTTCATAATTGGAGAGACACGATGCGTGGCAGGAAGGTCGTTCGGACGGTCTCCGACCGGTTCATTTTTTCGCCGATCTGGATGGCGACTTTCGTCCTGAAAAACACTCGCGGCAAGCTGGAGACGCCGACCGACGTCGCCCTGTTAATTACCATCCTCGGAACGACGAATGAGTATTTTTACCGCGCTGTCTCCTACCCGGCGATTCTCGATCAATGGGTCGACGCTGAGGATGAGGACTATCGGCTCAAGGTGCCGATCTCGAAGTACGACCTGATGCGGCACCTGCGCGTCCGGCAGATGCGTCACGTCATGTCGGCATATGAGCGAGTCCAGTCTCATGACCTCGGGATCCAGGGCAACGATGCGATCGCCGATCTGAGCGACTATGACGACGGAAATCTGGTGTTCTGGATGGTCGGCCCTTACCTGCGCCGCAGCGCGTACGGCGCCTACTGGTGCACCGATGAGGACGAGCCTGAGCCGCGCATTGACCCGCGCGTCATCGCCGACATGAAATGCCGGTTCTCGCCGCCCGTCTATCTGCGGTGCCGTGCGTGGGTCGACACCCGCGTGCGCGATGGGCTGCACGGCTGCGACATGCTGCCGACCCATCACGGCGCCGGCCGGCGCGTCCGCATCCCGATGTGCAAGCTGCCCGATGTGCTCGGCGCGCCTGACCTGGCGAAGAAATCTAACGGTGACGTCATGCGGATTCTGCGGGCGATCGAACGCGACTTTCAGTCGACTGAACTCTCGATCGCCTTCCGCCCGGTGACTAGTCGCATTGCGCGCGGCAGGATCGACGCAGTGGTGATGGACGTTGGCCGGCTGGAAGCCTTACCGCCAATGGAAACCGGAGCGCCGTACCGTGATTTGCTGGATGACGTGCCAACGCTGATGGTTGGTGGCGTTGAGTCGCCCTAAAACGTTTTGCAAGTAGCGAGTAGCTGTGGGGCGGCAAATCCCCCGCACGCTTTTAATACCCCAGGGGCCCCGTCATTCGTAAACCATTGATACCCCTGTCGTTTCAGCTTTCCACGCAGCGTCCTTGGCCTTCTTGTATCAGTCTATCAATCTTGTCAACTTAACAGCAAACGTTGATAAGTTTATATTCCTTGTTCTTTAATGTGGTATCTATTAGTAGTATTCCAGACAATTGATGTGATAGCGAATGGGCGCATGGAAGGCCAATGCGATATCCGTGATTCAATACGCTCCCTGCGTTACGCCATGTGAGCAGGTAATGGGGTGGCTTAGCGTGCCATGAGCGTTAGGCCATGTTGTGCGTTGCCACGATTTGATTCAGCCTCAACGACATGAATAGGGATCAACGCATCAACGAGCGCCTGGCTGCTGGCCGATCGCGCGAACGCCAATATCGATGGCTCAATCGCATGCATCGTCTGCCAGCGACGCGTGACATTGATCGCGCCGTCACATCGGCCGTCGTGCGCTATCTGCGTGATCGCGACATTCAGGCGCCGAGCGATATCATGCGGCCTGACGCAATCGTCGACGTCCACGCGGCCGCCTTGGTGCGCCTCATTGTGCAAGAGCTGGCGCGCGCCAATGTTGACACCGACAATAAGATCGCGCGCGACCGTCTTTGGTATCGTCTGCGCTTGCTCGATCGCAGCGAGATCAACACAACACTGTAACGGTGTTTTAGATCCCACGTGCTAGAGTGACGTCCATAGGAGAGACGTCATGGACGAGTTGCCGAGCTTTTCGGGCTTGTTTGGTCTGATGGTCACTGCGCAGGCGTTGGGCCGTCTGCGTCAGGACGAGGCGATCGAGCGCGCCTGGGAGATCGCCGATGAAGCCGAGGCGCTCGAACAGCAGAACGCCGAGCGCCTCGCCAATCTGATCCGGCTGCGCCGTCAGCGCATCGAGAACAGCAGGTCGTCCAAGTAGTCCGTGCTGTTCAGGTCGTCGAGGCGCGCCGCTGCGGCGATCTCGACCGGGCTGTAGATCATCGGCCGTAGCCCTGGCGCGCTACGGCGGCAGTAGAGGTGATCGGCAAGCTCCTTTGGCGACAGTTTACGCATCGCCACAGCCTCGTCGAAGGTCATCGCCTTAATCCACGCGGCGACCGATGGCGGAACAGACGACAGGTCTGGACGCTTGGTTATGCCCGTCATCACCGACCACGACCAGGCCATCGCGGCCTGGGGCGGCAGCATCACCGGCGCCGGCCGCGGCAACGTCGGCTTGGCGACCTCTTTGGCCTCTTCCTTGTCGAGCAGCGCAGCGACGGCCTGAGCTGACGCCTTGCGGGCCGCAGCCTGACGCACCGGCGCCGGAGTATGGACGCCGTGAAGCCACTGGATCAGCGCGCCGATAAGGATGAACGGCAGTCCGAGAAGGGCGAAAAGCTTGCGAAGCATGGCGGCAACTCCTTGGTTTTCGCTATTCTCCGACCACCGATTGCAAGGAACAAGGATTATGCGGCTTCGGATTCAATTTTGGCCTCGGCCTTGCTCAGTTTGATGTGCAGGCTCTTGATCTGCTCGCGCAGCCGGCGGTTCTCGTCGACCAGTGACGCGTTGATCTTCGTCGCGCCCTGCCCTGCCGCTTCGTCGTCCTGGACGTATAGTCCCTGCCGAACGTCGAAATGGACACCGAGCGCCGCGAGCAGCGCGCCGCTGGTGGCGGCGTGACCAAGCAGGAATCTCGACAGGTGCGATTGGTCGCAGCCGAGCGTATGCGCCAGGGCTGCGATGCCGCCGAATTTCTCGGCGAGGTCCTGGCCGTGCTGGCGAAGCTGGCGACTGGTGAAGGTGCGCTGCATTGATTGCCTCACGCTGCTTGGCATTGGATCAGACCAACGCCGTGATTGACGCCGCCGCAGGAGCACGTGCAGATGCGGCTGTGGGCCATGCGGCACCGGTCGTCGCAGACGTGCTCGGTCACCTTGTCGTCGACCTGGACGATACGGACGACCCACCGCAGCTCACCCATGGCGTCGACGCCAGCCATGGCGCGCGCCCAAATCCTCCCACGATCACTGGCGCGCTTGTAGATCGCCGGTCGCCCTTGCATCTGCTTGTAGACGCGCAACACCTCGACGAATTTGGCGTCAGACAGCGGTTGGCCGTCCGCCGCGAAATGCAGCTTCTTACGCATCGTCAGCCCTCCAGTGGCACATAGCGGATGACGCGTTTGAACCCCAGGCGGCGGGCCAGCGGCGCACTGACGCCGATGCGGCGCTTCAAGACGTCGTGGACGCTGGCGGGCGCCATGGCGTGGCTGCGCGCCCATGCGGAGACGCTTCCGGCGTCGTCGCATTCGCGGCGCAGCGCGGCGACGATCTCGTCGGGGCTGAGGGCGATTTCTTCGAGAGCGTGTTCCACTGTGTGATCTCCTAATTGTAGATGGGATACTTCACTCCGGCGGCCAGGATCAGCTTGCGTTTCTGCGGCTTTGCCATCTTATTCTTGGTGATCTTCGGCACTTTAACCGGATTGGCAGTCCTGGATTTCTTGACTACCGGCTGACGCTCGTCGGCGATCGCTTCCTTCAAGGCGCGCTTGAACGCGTCCAGCGTGACGCCCAACGGGCGCTCCTTGCGCCACTGGCGCTGCGGATCGGGATCGGCCCAGATGATCTCGGCGACCGGCCATGCCAGCAGCAATTGGCCGGCGTCGCGAACCTCGATGTGGGTCTCGGAAGTCACGAAGCTGCGGACGCGGCAGTCATTCCAGTCGGAGCCGAAACCGGCGTCGCGAACCTCGCCATCATCAAGCGAGTACGTCTTGCCGGAGACAGAGAAGGTCGAGCCGAATTTGACGATGTCATGCATTACAGTTTCCCTCCCGCACGACGGATGCGGCCGAAGTCGTCGACCCACAGCGCCGTCTCATGCAGCCAGCCTTTCTTGACCCACTGGTGAGCCGTCGAGGCGCTGGCGCGTTCGTAGTGGTGGCCGGTCTGCTTGGGGTCATCCGCCAGAAGAGAGCGCCCTTCGGCGGCCCTGACCTCGATCAGCGTGCGAAGGCACGGGATCGGCTGGCCATGCTGATCTTCGTGGTGCATTCGGGTGATAAGATACATTACAGGTCTCCTTGATCGGTCTGCAAAGCCGGCAGCGTCACTCGCAGATGACGTGGACTGCGTCGCGGATCGCCTCTTGCGCCTCCGTCATCCGGAGGTTGCAACCGGCGCCGACCTCGAATCCGCTCAGCCACTCGCTGATGGCAAGAAGCGATTCCAGGATGTGGCGCTTGCTCGCAGGGGGTGACTGCGCCCCCGCGATCGCCAGCAAGTCGTCCGCCCGATTGCGAAGCTGCGCCATGCGATCCTGGAGAAACATGTGACGCAGGCTGTCGTCAGTCGTCATTTCGGCGTCGCGGCTGGTCAGCGTGACGATCGTCTTGCCGATGCTCGCCTGCGCCTCTCGCAAGTGGTCGGCGGCCTTCTCGGCCTTGCAGCGTTCCATTGTGGTCTCCTTGAGCGGGGATCGCTCTCTGTCACCGGCGTCGCACTCGTCGGCGGCAGGCAGCGGTCTACTAGCGGCTCAGGATCGCGCGCAGATCGGCCTCGGCGCGCTCTTCGTCGTTCCAGTCGTCGCCGATGAGCGGCTGCTCGCCGAAGCGATTGACGATCCACGCCATCGCGGCGCAGACACGGTAATGGCCGTGGTTGATTCCCCAATTGCTGATCGCGCAGATCGCGCGGCCGGCGAGGGGATTCTCGGTGATGCGCTTCATGGTGGGACTCCGAGAGCGGGATCGCTCGCCAAAGCCGGCCTCGCACTGGCCGGCAAGGGTGAACGGTCTGCTTAGGCGGCGATCAAGGTCTTCTCGGGCTCGATGATGCCGAAGCGCTTGGCGCAGCGGGCGACGTACGCGGCGTGCGCCTTGGAGGTCATGCGGAGGTCGAAGCGCTCGCCCTGGCCGGGGTAAACCTTGGCGCTCTCGACGTCGGTCAGGTAGCAGGTCTTGCCGTCGGCTCCGATCTGGACGGTGATGACCGTCGACCACATCGAATACTTGTAGGACTGCGCCTGAGGCCGGGCCGGCTGGAAGGTCGCCATGCCGCCGGCGCGGTCGACGAACGGCACCTCGACGCGGTAGAACTGCTTCTTGATCAGGCGGGAAACGCTGTCGACGGTGTTGAACGTGTGGACGGTGAAGGCGGTGGCCTTGCCGTTCACAGCGTCGAGCGCGGCCTGGATGGCCTGCGAGTTGTTCTCGGTGATCTTGATCTTCATGGTGGGCTCCTGGGCTTGAGAGAGCCCCGCGGGAGCACATTGTCAGGCTCACCGCGGGGAGTTGGTCGACGTGTTCCAGAGCGTCGACAATATGGTTGTGTCACCACCGCCAGAAGCTGTCAAGCCATTTTTACGTTTTTTTTCATACTTGGGGACACCATTGGGCTGTAAGGCCTTTGTTTATTGCGTTTGCTGCGAATCGGAGCTAGCTTGGCAGTGTGTGGACAACCGCAAGGATTGGAGAGAGACTCATGGTCATCAGACGCATCGGATTCCCGAGCCGCAAAGTGACAAAGACGGATCAAGAGATTCTCGCTGACACAGGCCGCCTGCTTTACGGAGAGCGCTGGATCACGCCGCTTGCGAAGGAATTCGGGAAATCGCAGCAGCTCGTCAGCCAAGTCGCCGCGGCGCAGCGCGCATTGACAGTCGAACAGCGGCTCAAGTTGGCCGAGCTGTGCAGCGGTTGGCTCAATGGCCTGGTCGCGCTCCGCGAGTCCGTCGAGACGATGGAAAAGTACTGGCGCGACACGGCGGAGCGCGGATTCCGCCCCGACAACATTAAGAGAGACAAGGACGATGGACCTCTACCTTGACACCGAGACGCTGCCGACCGCCGATGAACGCGTGATCGCCAAGATCGCCGCCGGCATCAAGCCGCCGGCTTCGATGAAGAAAGCCGAGACGATCGCGGCATGGGAAGCCAACGAGCGCCATGCCGCTCTCGCTGAGGCGATCGCCAAAACCTCCCTCGACGGCGCCTACGGCCGCATCGGCGTCATTGGGTTTGCGATCAATGATTTCGACCCGGTCGGCTATACGGCCGTCGACTCCGATGAGGGGGACGGACTGTCGAACGATTTCGACGAGAAGACGCTGATCGCCGATTTCTTCCGTGATGTGGAACTGAGTCCGCAAGCCGACCGGCTTCACGACCTCAAGAAGTTCAGCGATCCGATCCGCATCGTCGGCCATAACGTCGTCAGTTTCGACATTCGCGTCATCACGCAGCGCGCCATCATTCTTGGCGTCAAGATGCCGTGGTGGTGGCCGATCAATCCCAAGCCGTGGGATGCCTGCGTTTTCGACACGATGACGGCCTGGGCTGGCGTACGCGATTACGTTAGCCTCGACAAACTGTGCATGGCTCTCGGCCTCGACGGTAAGGGCGAGATCGACGGCTCCATGGTCGCTGATCTGTGGGCCAAGGGTGAGATCGCCAAGGTTCGACACTACTGCCGCGACGATGTCCGCAAGGTGCGTGCGGTCGCCCAGAAGATGTGGGCGTCGCTGCCCGACCGGAGGGCGGCATGAGGACGATGAGCGAGTTCCGCTTCGCTTTGAGCCGCGACGACGCGCTGTATTTCGGCGTCCGGCCGACTGGATCGATCCGCGTCGACCATGACGGGACCATGCTGGCTTTCAAACCTGACGGCCAGGACGGCATTGTCGTCGTGCGAGATCGCCACACCGCCGATCGCCAATCCTGGATGGCTCAGATGGCCGCTACGGCGCCTAACCTCGTCGCCAAGGGAATCCTGCTTCGCTGGATCGACGCCGGCCGGCAGATGCTTAACGACGACCTTCCGCTCGTCGACGTCGAGCCCGAACTCGCCCGCGCCGCCGCGGCGCTCGACACCCACGGCGACGCCGTGAACAGCCGGAGGGCTACGACATGATGGAAATGGGAGAGATCATGCGCCGGGTCGAGCATGTCGTTACGGAGCGCATGGAGTTTCAAAATCGCGCCCTCAAGCTCGTCATGATGCGCCTCGCCGACGCTGGCGTCAGCCCGATCTTGACCGAGATCGAGCGATGTGTCTTCACCTTCGATGACCGCGTCGCGATGCTTCGCTCTCGCGACGAGTCCGTCAACGAGATCATTGATCGCTGCATCGTCGACGCCGCCGCAACGATGCTCCTTGATTGCGGAAATCGCCCATTTCCCTTTGTACCGTTCTGCATCGTCAAAGAAGCGCTCGATTACGCCAAGTGGTGTCCTCTCGATGAGAACACCGTCGACGGCTGGATCGCTGAATTGGCAGTCGAGGCCAGCCATCGCCGCGCCGAACACATCGCCAATGGAGAATTGCCGTGATGCGGATGAAATGGCTCGTTGGCGGTCGTGTCGACGCCGTCGTCGCCGCTCTCAAGACGGGCGCCAGCGCCTCGCAAATCGCCGCTCCGCTCGGCGTCAGCCGCTCGGCCGTCCTGTCTGTGATCCTCCGCCAGCGTCGCCGTTTGAACGCCGAGGTCATCGAGGCCTGCCGCATTCGCGACGAACGCTTCGGCGCCGGCCACGGTCGTCGCCCTGGTCGACAGAAGGTCGCCCATGTGGAGACGATCTCGCTGGCGGGCTCTTCCAAGACGACGCCGTTCAAGCCGGTCGGCAGGGCTGCCGTCGGCGGCCGGCGAACCTTCGGGCGGTCCTTCACGCTTCCGGTGCGCGCTACCGGACTGCCGCTATTCGATTGGTTCCCGACGCCGGTCGTCGACCACACCGGCGAGCCGCCTAGTAAGCGGGTGGAATTCCTGGCGACGCGGACGGCCGAGTGCCGCTGGATCGACGACGGCGGATCGTGCTGCGGCGCGCCGACGATGGGCCGCTCCAGCTACTGCCAATATCACCACGGCGTCGTCTACGTCCGGAGGGCGGCATGAGACTCGACGACAAAATCATCACGCGCGCCCGGCTGGCGTCAAAGCTGTCCAACGGCCTTGAGCTTGGCGATCGGACCAAGATCGCCCTGCTGATCGGCGTCAGCAATACGAACGTGACGCGGGCGCTGACGCTGCGCGAGGGCTACGACGCGACCTTCGCCGCCATCGCCGCGATCTACGGCTACGAACCGGGGAACACGTACGGCGTTTTTCGCAAGCGGATGCCAATCGCCGCTTGACGACGAATCACTAACGACTCAGTCCGATTTGGACGCATTCACGACCCGTCTAGGAGAGACCAGATGGCCACCACAGCAGTCAAATCTACCCCGTCGCAGACGCCGGCTCACCCGGCAGGGATGCCGAACCCGCACATGACGCCGTCGGCGCAGCCGCCGCACCCGGCGATCGCCTTGACGCCGGCGCAGAAATTCAAGGCGCTGATGCGCGCCGCCGTCGACAAGAAAAACTACGTCTTCAACGCGCGGTTGGGGTTGACCGTCGACGTCACGCATCCGGCGTCCTATTTCGCCACAGTCGGCGTCAAGGTCGCCGACGCCGAAGGCGATCTGCTGTCGGTCGACGCCGTTGCGGCTGCTTTGCTAGCCGTTCCGAATCTCGACGCGACGCAGGAGGCCGTGATCGTCGCCAAGGAAGTCATCGCGGCCACCGCTGCGCAGATCGCGGCAGCCAAGACCGTCCCTGCCGCCAAGCCGGCGCCCGCAGCCACGCCGACCCAGCCGACGCCGAAGCCGGGTTCCGCCGGCGCGCTCGCCGCCGCCCAGGTTGCCGCTGCCGCCGCCAAGAAGTGAGTGATTCGTCGCATGACTGACCGCTACGTCACCCGCCAGCCGAAGGCCTACATCGCAGACGATTGCGCCTTTGGCTGGTCGTGGACGAGCGGTCAGCCGTCCAGCCGCCACGCGACGATCGTCGCCATCGATGAGGCCGCGGGCAACGTCGACACCGGCCTGGTCGACGCAAACGGCGTTAAGATTTTCCGGACGCCCGAGCGGCGCCCTGTCGGGTTTGTGGACCTCAAGTAGCATGCGTGATGGACAAGCATAAAACCATCGAAGACGAGGCCTTCAGCAGGCTCCAGAGCACCGTTGATGGCATGGTCGTCGCCCTCATGTATTTCCAATCGTTCACGGCGGAAGAGCGCCGCTTAACGACCGACATCGGCGACCGGCTGCCGGTGGCGATTACGCTGCGTCCTCGCCTCTTTAACGAGGTCGAGTGGGCGATGAAGCGCAATACGGACGCGTTCAGCGCTGTGCCGTCGTTCATGCGATCGCTGCGCGATGAGCCATCGTTCGAACTGGTCGGCGTCAAGTTCCGATGCGAGTATCCGAGCGCTGCCGCCGCGCTCGAAGACATGACCAGGCAGCGCGACGTCGCCCGAGCCATGGTTCAGCAGCTTATCGCCAATCAGACGCATCTGAGCGACGTCCAAGTGCAACAGATTCGGCGCTTCGAACATGGCGACTTGGTCGTCGATCCATCGGCAGGCACCGGTGGGTTGCTCTCGAACGAACTCAAGGGCTGACCATGTCGGCGACGCTCAATCAGCTTGGCTACATCAAGCGTCTTGCGATCAAGGCGCGTTGCGATGAGCCATATGTGAGATCGTTCGACGAGGCATCGGATGCGATCGCCTCGCTCCAGCAGCAGATCGAACTCGATCCAGACACGCGCAAGGCGATCTTCGCGACGCTGCGCGACACCAGCCACACTAAAGAGGACCTCTACGAAGCGATCGGCGTCACCTCGCTCTCCGTGTCGTCGACGGCGTCTGAGTACGACGGCCAGCGCGCTTTGCGATGGCTTCGCGGCGAAACCGTCGAGGTGCGCCGCGGCGACCAGGTTCACCAGGAGAGTAAGCCGATGACTGCACGCCCCATTCGCCGGCCGGCGGCGCTGACGCGCGAGCAGCGCATCCCTGCCGACGCGATCCCCGGCGTCGACGCCGACCCGACGACCGGCAAGACGTTGGCGTTCAAGACGTCGGTGACGTCGCCGGCACCGGCCGTCATGTCGGCGGAGGTCGACGTGTACGGACAGAGGGCGATCGAGGCGGCCGTCACGGCGCTCGCGAGGATCGGCCAGGTCGTCGACGCCTCGACGTGCCGCGCCGAGCGCATGGGCGCAGGGCTGCTCGCCGACACGATCGCCTACAGGGTTTTCGGCGACGGGGTTGCCGGGCTGACAGTCTGCGTTTGGGACACGCCCGACGGCAAGCAGCCGGCCGATCACGTCAAGCGCGGCGACCCGGCGACGATCGCGTGGACGAAGACGCAGGATGCGTACCTGAGGGCGCCGTTCTGAGGGAGTGATGGAGCATGTCTATGGGCTTTCAACTTGAAGCGGGCGGGCCGCCAGGCACCGCCAAGAAGTTCAAGGACTGGCAGGACGCCGAGCAGAGGCTGCGAGACGCCGAGCGCGAGCGCACGTCCGCTCAGAATGCCTTGCGCCACGCACAGCAGGACCTGGCGAAGAACCTGATGATCCCGGAAGCCCAGCCAGGGGAGAAATTCTGTGTCTGGTGCGGCGGCTCATTGGTCGAGGTAACCGTTGGCGCCCTAGAGCACTCCGTCCGTGTGCGGACGCAGTTAAAGGGCGTAGCAGCATGACCAAGGCTCCTAAGGTTTTCGTCGCCGGTACGATGATCCCCTCTCTGCCAGAGGGATATGTTCGCAAGGGCGGCCAGAACGACGCCCAGCAAGACGGCGAGCGTCCGCCGGCGCCTGAGCCCGCCTACATGCACGTCGAGTACCCGCGCGAGGAAGGCGGACGGCCGCGCATTTACATCCACGAACACTACCGAGTGATCTGCCAATGACCACTGAAGATCGCAAGCTGTGCGGCAGCCAGATGGCCTTCGAAGACTGCCGGCATGGCGGTCAGATCGACCTCACCGACGTGATGCGGCCGACCTGCGCGTGCCGGCGCCCGGATGGAGAGGGCTGCCAGTATGCCGACTGGGGAGAGCTTGAGCACACCATCTTGTGGCGCCGCATGGATGCCGCCGCCAAGAGGCTCGGCATAGACAAGGTGCACGGCTCTTTCAGGCTCAAAGCTTTCCAAGTCAAAGACGGCTTCTGGTCCGTCGAGTTTCAGGAGGTGTGACGCCATGACCCCCGCCGAGCGCGCCGCTCTTAAGCTGACGGCTGATCTCTGGTCGGCTCTCAGCGCCCTGCCGGTCGAGCATCCTTGCGACCTGGCCGAGCACTGCCGCGACATCCATTCGATTCAGAATCGGATCATGGCGCGGGAGGCGGCGCGCCTGGCTGGGTGGTCTAGGCGCACCGACGCCGACGCGCTCGACCTGTCAGGCAAGGTCTACGTCGACCAGTGGAGCTTTAAGTTCGAGGAGGCGTGACGCCATGGCCAAGTTCTTCGTCGAGGGCTTTGGCCCTTCCGGCATCGAGGAGCGCGAGTTCGACACGCTGGAGGCCGCTGTCGAAGGCGCCTACTGGGATCGCCTGGATCGGCGGCGGTTCGCGCAAGTCGTGACGATCGATCAGGATGGCCGCTCTAGGGTCGTTCTCAGCACCTACGAACTGGCCGCCAAGATGAGGGAATTCGGCAGGACGGTTGAGCCGTGACGTACACCACCTACCCGTGCCCGTCGGATCAGGAGATCGCTCGCACCTTGACGCGCGGCGACTGGCAGAAGCGGCTCGTCGACGGACTGGAGGCATGGGACGGCTCGACGATTGAAGACGTCCCGTTCATCAAGGCTGCGATCGTCGCCGGAAAGACCGTTAGCCGATACGACTGCGCGATTGAGTGGCATGTCCAGAACCGGCGCGATTGGACCGAACACCTGGTCGACCGCCTCAAGAAGGCCGGCCTGAGCGTCATCCTGGACGGTCCGAACGCTCGCATCGTGGCGACGAATTCCGCGCCTGACACGCCGATGGTGGACGAGATCGCCGCGCAGCATGGGCTGACAAGGATTCCGGTCATCTTCCATTCGATCTCGACCCAGGACCGCGTCGGCGATATCCCGATTTTCCGCTGTGTGGTGTCTGGTAAGTACAACTGGCAGCACATGGTGCGCGTTGATCGCTTCGTCGTCGGGCGCCCTGACGTCAGCGTTAGCGGAATCGGAGTGCTCGATCATGTCGTCGAGACGCTCAAGAAGGCCAGGATCAGGGCCAAGAAGGTCGAGTCCAAGCGCGAGGCCTGGGACATTCGGATTGCTCAGTTACGTCACGACGAGTTGACCAGGCAAGAGGCAGAGGAAGCGCTGCTAACGGAATCAAATCTTGGCGAGGTAGACTTGTTCGCGATCGAAAGCGCGTTTGGCGGGTGAACTCACCTTGGCGGCTCACTTCCGCCCCTCGCGTCTGGGTTTGCGCGTTGGCCGTGGCGGCTTCCGCCCCACGCGTTTGTTGCGATCTCCTTCGCCTCTAGTACTCGGATTTGGTTTCGCGACCTTAGGTGGCTTCCCGTCCGATTCAGGCGGTATGTCGACCGGCGGCTTCTCGTCTTCAGTCATCGCCTACCCCTTAATCCATGCGACCCAGCACGAAACCGTTCCGGGAATCTTGGACTCGTCAATCTGGATTTTGCCGTCGTTTGTGCAGGCCAGCTTCGTCGCGTCGTATTTTTCTCGGCTGCCGTACTTGACCTCCATGCACTTATCGAAGCTGCCGGCGGTCGCGCACATGTCCCTTACGTCCGGATAGCTTGAGCAGACCTTCCCCATTTTGCAAAGCAGATTTGTGTTTGCGAATTCAGCCTTCTGCTGCTCGTCGGGGCTCCAATTGACGAACCCGATGGTGCCCAAAACTACGGACGCAAACGCAATGAAATATAGCGCATGCCAAACGTCGTCCATCGAGGTGTCCGAAAGCTTGGGCTTTGTCTCTGTCATGAGACGCTCCTGCGTCTACGATTCCGCAACATTATCCAGCCTGCGCCTGCGCGTCCATCGCGCCCTGCCAGGTCGTCGTTTCCCGGCATAGTCGATTGACGTTTTCACGGGCCAGCTCGACAGTTTCTCGCGTTGTTCGCGTGAGTGATTCTATGACCTTCGAGTGTGTCGTCGCCGAGATCGATCTGACGCCGGAACCGCCTCCGTTCGCACCGCGGCTCCTTTCGGCGCGCGAGGCCGCCTATTATTGTGGCGTGGGAATCCCGAGCTGGAATCAGTGGGTTAGATCTGGCAGGATGCCGCCAGCGATCCTTGGCACCAGGCGGTGGGACCGGGCGGCAATTGACGCCAAGCTTGACCGCCTGAGCGGAATTGGGGCGACTCCGACGCCGCAGTCGGCGAGAGAAGAATGGAAATCCAGCCGTGCGCGTTCGTCTCAAGGGCATTAAGACCGTCAAGCGGCGGCACGTCGACGGCAGCGTGACGATCCACCACTACCTCCGCGAGGGCGGGGCGAAGCTCGTCGGGAATCCCGGCAGCCATGAATTCGCTGCCTCCTACGACGCCGCCGTCTCAAAGCTCAAGACGGCTCCGGAAGGCCAACTGGTGAGCATCCTGGAACGCTACAAGGCCTCTTCCGACTTCACCGGGCTGAGCGCGGCGTCGCGCGCCAACTACGAAATCTACTTGAAGCGCATCAAGAGCGAGTTCGGCACGCTTCCGATCGCCGCCCTGGCCGACCCGGCGATCCGCGGAGATTTTTTGGAGTGGCGCGACGACATGTCTGCGCATCCGCGCGCCGCCGACTACGCGTGGACGACCCTGGCGCGCGTTCTGTCGTGGGCCAAGAATCGCTCGATCATTGCTCTGAACCCCTGCGAGCGCGGCGGTAGGCTCTACAAAGGCGGCGGGCGCGCCGCCATCATTTGGACGGAGCCCGACCTGCGCTCCCTGGCGTCGACGGCGTCGCTGGAGGTCATGGCGGTCGTCCTCTTGGCCCTGTGGACCGGGCAGCGCCAGGGCGACGTCCTCGCGATGCCGTGGAGCGCATACGACGGCAAGACAATCCGCCTGGTGCAAAGCAAGACGGGCAAGGCAGTCAGCATCCCGGTCGGCGCTACTCTCAAGCGTTTCCTCGACGGCGTCGAGCGGGTAGGCGATACGATTCTCGTCAGCAGCACCGGCAATCCGTGGACTCGGGACGGCTTCAAGTCGTCCTTCTACAGGGCGGTCGAGCGCGCCGGGATCGACGACCGGCATTTCCACGACCTGCGCGGCACCGCCGTCACGCGACTGGCGCTCTCGGAGTGCTCGGTGCCGCAGATCGCCTCGATCACCGGCCACAGCCTGCGGGACGTCGAGGCGATCCTGGACGCCCATTACCTCGGCGGGAGGGTCGAACTGGCCGAACAAGCGGCGTTGAAGCTGGAGAGCCGGTACGGAGAGACC